TTTGTCTTTGGATTGTAACCAGCTCCAGAAATTATATTCCATAAATCTATCATTTTTTCTTTACTAGCGTGATTAGTAGCTCTTCCTGTTTTCAAATCTTTCCATAAATCTATTACTTCTTTTATTATTTCTTTAGGTATATCTTTTTTTATCTTTATATCTTTTACTTTATACCATTTTCCTAAAGGGCACTTTGTATAACTAATCCTAGTTTTTAAATGCATAAAACAACCGCACTTTTTGCAAGTTCCAGTAGGCTTAAAATAAAATTCACATTTTCTACATATACTAATCCTATCTTTATATATTTTGTCTTTGACTAAAAAGCTAGTCATTTAATTTTTCTTTAAGTATATCTCTTACTTTGTCTATAGTACTAAATAAACTATTACGACTTATTCCAGTCTTTTTAGCTAGTGAGTCTAGCGTGTTTCCTTCATAATAATAAAGCTGAAATACTTTGGAATCGTACCAGTAAATATCTTGCAAAGCTTTGTCTATAGATTCTAATTTTTCCCATTTTGGATAATCTTCTAATAACTCAGGATAATTAATTAAAGATTTGTTTTTATTTTTAGTTATTGTAGTTATATGCGGATTGTTTTTTATATTTTCATAATACTTTTTATATTTATAATAGTATCTACTATAAGAACTTGTTAAGCTTCTTTTTAAAACTACGTTTCCATATTTAAGAAGCCCTTTCTCCTTATCGTTTTGGTATACTTTTAATAATGTATTATTATTCATAGTCATAAAATATAACATTAATTCCTGCACACTGTTTTGAATTTCGTTTTCATCTGTAGTATAATTTCTTGCAAGCTCTACAAATCTAGGACGTAAGTCTGCTATTATTTTATATATCTTATTCATATACTCGATCTAATTTTTCTAATTTATCTGCTACTTCGTGAACTAAATTAGTAACTATTACTTTATAACTTCTGACAGTAGCTCTATTATTTTTAGTCTGTATTCCTGCTAAAAATCCATTAGTTAAAACTGTAATATTAATAGGTATAATCATTATCCAGTCGTACCAATTAGAAGAGTTTGTATTATTTCCGTAATTGTTATGTAAATCAATTACTAAATTATATCCTTCAATATAATTATTATATCTTTCTTTATTTGATATGTCTTCTATTAATTGTCTATGCATATCTAAATAATTTTTTATAATTACTTCGTGCTCTTTACTTGCACAAATTGGAGTTTTCATATACCCAAAGTTATAAAAAATATTATATCAATTCTTTGTCTTTTTTTAACTTATTAACAGCGTCTTTATAATATTTTATTTTTTCTTCATAATCTACTCTAGTCATCTTACATCTAGTTTGTGCTAATATTTGCAACTCTTCAGCTGTGCCTTCGCCGTATTTAGCATCTAGATTAAGTCCGAATCGAAACTGTTCGCCTTGTCCAAATAAATTATCAGCTGCCGACTGACTTTGTACATTCTTCTCATTCCAACGAGTAGCTATATGTCGTCTAGACATAAAATGCCCTGCGTGAAGACTCTTATAATGATAAACTCGATTCGATGTGAAGCACTGAACTAATCCAGAAACTGGCATAGCGTCTCTAAGTCTAATATATAAACTAAACCATTTATCTAATTCTTTTTTTAGTTTACTTATTGTTTTCACTTTCATTTAAAAAGAGCCAAGTTATTGGATAATGTTCTTTTTTTTTTACTTCGCAACTCATCTCTACGTTATATCCGAGCTTTGATTTCATCTTATTTTGCTCAACTGTTTGCCTTCCCTGATAATATTTGCCTCTTAGACTTTCGTCCTCTTCTTGTATTTTAGCTCGCATCCTTCTTATAGTTTCTGAGCTTGTCAATTTGCTTTTACATAAATACTCCTTTAACAAATCATATCCTGTTATATTATGTAAATCTATTCCTTTTATTTTTAATTCAGTATGCCAATAAGTAGCAATTAAATGAGGATCAGAGTCTCTTAAAATAGGGTGTTTTTGTAATAGTTTTTTTATTTCTTCTTTAGTTTTCATATTAAAATAATTTTGTTTGTTTTTGGTTTTCTTGTTTTTGTATTCCGAGCATTGTCTCAAATATTGTCTTTCCAGCTTCATAGTCTACTAAATTTCTAGCCATTTTTCGTGTTTCTTGTTTTCCTTTATATTTCTTAAAGTCGTAATCGTGAAATTTTGATAATTCTTTTATAAGACTTTTAGTCCTAGATATATCAAATGTTTTTCTTTTACTTAAAACACTAGGCAAATAAAAATTTGTCCAATATAAATGACGATGCCTTTTTTTTGCTGGAATTAACGGCTCATAAAACGGAATTACATTTTCTACACAATATTTTCCTGTAAAATAATTATCTAAAAAAATAATCTCTTCGTATAGTTTCATATCAGGATATCTCGGAGTCCAATTATCTCTCGTATATTGACTTATGTTTATTCTACTATGAGAAGGACAAGGAGGAGAGCTCCAAATAAAATCATATTTTTTATAATTTTCTAATAAATATTGATGAGCGTCTCCTACTATTACTCTGTCATTAGGAAATCTTTCCTGATATAATCTTGCTGCTTCTTTATCTAATTCTACAGCTGTAACTTCTATGTCTTCTTTTACTTCGTTCCATTTGTATCGGTTACCGCCTAAACAAGCGTATAAGTTTAGTATTTTCATATTATAATGATTTTAAAATTTCTAAACATAATTCTTTAGGAACTTTACTTCTTTCATAGTTTCCTTTTATGCCTTGCGTTCCTGTTTGTGAGCCTCTAGGAGCTGATTCGTGACAAGTATCTCCATTTTTACATATTTTTCGTGGAATCCAACCTTGTAGCTTATTATCTCCAAATAAATCATTACTTGACAAATGATTAGTCCAAATATCAGTGGGTTTCATTTTTTTGTCTCCATACTGACAATAAGTAACGGTAGCTCTAGGAATTTTTTGCATAAACTTTAACTTTCTTAATTTGCCTCTAGGATTCTCAATAAAGAAAAAATCAGGCTGTAAAAATTTAATAATTTCTAAAGTTTTAATTACTATTTTACATCCTAAAACTGCTTCTTTTGTTTTTGGAGTATGATCTTTATTCCAGTGATGTCCTATACTAGCAACGCTAAAATAAGTACAAGGAGGAGAAGCCCAAACACAATCAATTTTGTCTATACCTTTTTTAAATAATTCTTTTTTAAGATCGTGTAAATCTAATTCTAAAATATCAATAACTAAATCAATATTTTTAAATTTTTTTATATCAGTACTAAAAGTATTATATCCTAGCTCCTCAGCTGCTTTACTGAAACTTCTACTTCCTGCAAACAATTCAAGTATATTCATATTAATATTTATGATTGTTTCTAAATAATAAGTATAATAATAAAATGTTTATAAATATTAATGTTTCCATTATTTTAATAATTTTAAATGTTTTGGATAATAGTCAACTTGTTTAACGTCTTGTTTTAAATATTCTACTTTATTAATGGCTTCGTTAATACGTTTTTTATGCCTTTTAATCCATTTAAAGTAAGTCGGAATATCTAAGTACTTATCCTTATCATTGTCTCTTACGCCTTCGTAAAATGCGTCATCTATTTGTTGAAAAGTTAATTTATTAAATCGTCTTATAGTAATAAGATCGTTTGTTAATATTTTTGCTTGTCCTACCATTGTCTCAGCTACAGTTCTTCTATCTAATTCTATATTAACTCTGTTAATTAACTTATAGATTTTTTTAGCTAATTCTTTAGGGTTTTCGTCTTTTAGTAATTTCATAGTAAGTCTAATCCTTTTTTATATTCGTCTATTTGATTTTTAAATTTATTATTTGTTTTTTTAGAATTAAATTTCTTATCATTTTTTGCCCAGCGAATTAACCGCAACTTAATTTCAAATGTAGGCTGTTTTTGAAATCTCATTTTTCTTTTACCTTCAGTCCAATAATTAATAAAGTCTTCTAGCATTTCTTTAGGATAATCAAAAGACATAACTTCAGCAATAAATTTTTCCTTTATATATATATTATTACTTGTATTATTATTACTTGTTTTATTCTCTTTAATCATTTTAATTATAGGGCTATCCATTTTTTCGTTAATAGCTATACATCTTTTTACAACTTGCTTTCTTTCGTTTCTTTCTACTTCAATATCAATAAAGCCTAAATTTTTTAAGTCACTTATCCAGCTACTAACAGTATTTTTAGAAACTCCATACAATTCGCTAAAATATCTATTTGACGCAGTACAATATCCAGTCTTATTCTGTAAACAAGATATTTCTCCGTACAATAATTTAGCATTAGGTTTCAAGCTAGAATATCTTACTTTTGCTGGAATAACAGCCCAGTAGCTAGGATTCTCTCTCATAACTATTATAATTAATTTCGTATTTATAATCTTTAAAAGAGTCTTTAAGATATTGTAAATCCTCTGTAAACTTCCATACATCTGAATAAAAATCGTGACTATATTTTCCACTGTTGACAGTCATTTTTATATCTGGATTTTTAGAGTCTTTAAACTTTAGATTTTTAACAAATAAATCAAATTCTCTTTTATATACAAATTTTATTAATTTTTCATCTATTTGCTTAAAGGCTTTTAAGACTTTCATATATCCTTTCATATAAGGCTTATGAGTTCTAAAATAATCTTTATGCATTTTTAGATAGTAATACATTCCTGTACGATCTCTATTCAAATGTTTAGCTACAATTTCTTTTTTAATATTAGCTTCTTTAATTCCAATTATAGCCGATACTATTCTAGGAATTGCTAGCTCCATTTTTCTACTTTTAGTCAAAAAATCTTCTTTATTTATATTAAACGTCTTACAAGTTACGTCTATTATATAATTCATTTGTTCTTTTGCTTTCATAATTAAAAAGGTAAGTCATTATCGTTATTATCTTGAATATCCATTTGCTTACGTCCTTCTAACTCTTCTTTTACAGTTTTATTAATTTCTGATTTATTTATAAAAGCTATCATTTTTTCAGTAGTTTCGAACAATTCTTCTAAACTAGCTTCTGCCCCTTTAAGATATTCTACTGCAGTTTTTAAAGAAGACTGTCTTATTATAGATTCTTGTCTATCTGTATTTTCTTTAAAATTATTATTATTATTGTTATTATTCCAATTCGGATTGACAGACTTTGCTTTTGTAAAAGGATGCTGTCCTATGTCTCCAATAATTTCGTAAGTTAGTTCGTTTCCGACTTCTTGTTTTTTAACTTTACCTATGTCTATTTTATCTCCATTTTCCATAACTAAATGATGATATAAAGTGTTAAATTTGCCGTAAGGCTCACTTACTCTTTTTACTTCTTTAATTTTACTCGTTTTCATATTACAATTTTTTTTAATTTATGCTAATTTGAAGGTATCAGCAATAACCTCATATCTGTAGTATTTAGAAACCATTTAGGCAAATCTATAATATATTCAGAAACTTGTTCATTATTAAATTTAACAGGTTTACATTCTTTTATATTAATTAATTTCTTAGGAATCCATACCGTAAATTTTTCAGGCTTATTATCAAAGCCTAAACAAATAGCTTTTGAGCTTTCCCATTTTATTGTCGCTTTAGGACGGTTATCTATTATAACTCTGTCTTTATGTCTCATAGCTTAAAATTTATTACTTCTGTCTAAAATGTCAGTATAATAGTGATCGTCATATTGTTTTTTTATTTCTCTATATAAATTTACAATATCGTCAAAAGATAATATTTTTAAAAAGTTTTCTCTTTTAACTGTTGTATGCATATTATAAACTGTAGCAAAATTACGGCTAGTACATTTACTTAACCAGCTTCTATTCTGTTTTAAAGCGTCTATAATAGATATAATAGCTTCGTTTTTGTTAGTTGCTCCTAACATTGTCCAAGATTTTGTAGTTTTTGTCATTGTTTAAAGTTTTAAATTAATACTGCAAAGATACAAACTTTTTACAATTCACAAAAGAATTAACTAAATATTTTACAAAGTTATTAACAATAAGGTAGTTTATAAGTATTTATAAAGAGAGTAAAAAGACTATTAGCATTATTATAGTATATAAAACTATTAGTCTGTAAGTTTCCATCCAATCAGGATATTTTGGTATTCTAGGAGTCATAAGGTCATAGGCTCAATAATCGGAATACGTCCGTTATCTAATACTACAGCACAACCTAAAATCGGCTTAGCCGTATGGAATTTAGCATATCCATAAGCGAAAGACTTATAGTCTATGCCTGTAGGACACTGTAGAGCAAATTTTAAATCCTTTAAAGACGCTGTAAAATCTATAAAACTTTGAGTATGTATATGTCCCTGCACGATCGAAACTCCCCAGTTTTGAACTCTTTTTATAATTCCTTTGCCACTACAACCAGTTCCGTGAGTATATAAGACGTTATCGTGTACAAATTTCTCTTCAAATCTCCAATCTGGACACTTTAAGACTTCGTTTAATTTACGGACAAATCTTTTATCTATTCCAGCGTCTTCAGCTTTACGAGCAATAATTAAATCGTGGTTTCCTAAAGTTATAGTAGCGTTTGGAAAGGCTTCGTACCAGCCTTTTACCTGTTCTATAGTAGCGTCTAGCTCATATTTCGCTCCTTGAGATTCTGTAGAAGTAGGATGGAAAGAGCTGAAATGCGAATCGATGACATCGCCCGTAAATGAAAATTCAGTACAATTATATTTCTTTGCGATATCTATACAGAATTGAAGGTATCGTCTATCTGTATAAGGCAAATGAATGTCTCCTACAATTAAACGATTAACCTTCTTACTCCGTAGATTTTCTATAATTGTAATCTCGTGCGGTTTTAATCTGTATCTATTATTTTTTCGATTTTCCAAAGTCCGCCGCTGATTGTCCTAGTAACATAGCTAATAATGAATACCAAATTTTAGAAACGCTATCTTCGTCTACTTCTAAAGCTCTAGCTACTAAAGGAATAATAATACTACTTAATCCTAGCCAAAACTTTTTAGACAATAATAATTGAGTTAAAACATAATTTTTCATAATATATATATTTAGTTAATATTCAAATTTAATTAATTGTAAAGCCAGAAAACGTCAGAGTCTAATCTTTTACTAACATCTGCGTGTATAAAAGTCTTTGCAATTCCTATTCTATTAATACCTACGTCTATTAATGCCTTGACAATTAATGCTCTATTACGACTTCCTATGCATTTGATGTCTACTGCGTCTCCGTCTATATGTGCGCTTCCTACACGGCCGCCGATACTTAGATTGTATTCTTTATTTCTGAAAGCGGAATTTATTACAAAAGGGACTCCAGCATTGTGGCGGGCGTAGTCTAATTTT